GTTTGTTGATTTGACATTAATTGGTTAAATAAAAATTGTACATCAATTATTGTCATTTGTTCTATTGGTTTTGAAATTAGTTCTCTTTTGGTTGTTTCAACATCTCTTTCTAATGATTCTTCGGAAATAAAAGATCTACCTTCTTCTTCTAAGATTTCAGGAGAAAATATTTTTTGCAATATAACATTAGCTTTATTTTCAATATGAAACCATGTTAATTTGTGTGGTGTTTTATTGGCACTTAGTTTTAATTTTTCAAATTTTGATTCTCCAAAAACTAAATTTACTGTTTCCAAATAAGAATAGATAGCAGAAACATTAGCATCGCATTTAACAATTAACTGGTGAATTTCTTTTTCATTCACATCAATATTAGCAACTTCTGCTAATTTTTCTAACATAATTGCATGAGCTTCTTTCATTGTGTAAAGGTGTAATTTTAACTCTTCATTCTTTAGTTGTTTTTCACTTGTCAATAATTCTGATGTTATTGATAAGGCTAAACTTTTTGCTTTAACATATCTTGATATTCTTAATGTCATTTTTGTTCTTGTAACAGCTGTGTAGGCTTCTGAAAACAATCTGTTATAAAACATTGCTTTCATCCATGGTATTAAATATTTTGTTTTAATTGGTTTTACAAATCTAAAAACCTTGTTTTCATCCCAATATTTTATTAAATCTTCTGGATTTAAACCAAGCTTTTTTCTTATATATTTTATTTGATTATTTTCCATATCATACAGATACCTAGGAGAATAAAAAGTTCTATTAAATTCAGGTTGAGTATCTAATTGTTTGTCTAATTCTGTTGGTATTGTTTGACTTAGTGAAAATAACCCGTTAATGAATTTTTTTGTTAAAGGTGCTCCATACTCATATAATCTATAATTGTTTATATTACCTTTGCATAATAATGAGAAAAGAGGGTATTGATCTGGTATTCCAAACATTTCAATTGGATACTCGAACATGCTTTGTGGTTTTTCATAAAAATGATTTAACATTCCTGGTAATAATGAATATGCTTCTGCTAAGCAATATAAATGTATTTTATTATAAATATAGGAAAATGACATATTACAACCAACCCTAACACATTCACCTGCTCTTGACATTACAGCTTCAACATCTGTTTGGTACCCAAGACAAGGTAAATTTAAATTAATTTCTTTTGATTTTTTTATTTGTGGGTATAACATTTCACCATTAAAAGACATTAATGATACAAATTCTAAAAACAATGTTTGACAACTTGTTTTCCTTTCGCTATCATTAAAACCATGCATTCTCATCATCATTTTATAAAAACATCTAAATTTTTTAAAATCACTTTCAATTTTATATAATATTATCATTACATAATCATCTGAGTGTTCCATATGATACATTTTTAAATCACTTTCTGGATACATTTTTTGCCACAAATAATATGTGTAATTTGAACAACAGACGCTTTTAAATGATGAGGCATAATTAAACATTCCTTGTAGAAAATTATGAGTACTATTGATACCTTTTTGTTTTTTCCCAATTAATGTTCTCAAAAAATCAGTTTTATCATCCAAAGGGAAAACTTTATTATAAATTGCTAATGGGATGTTTATTGTTTTATCAGACCATGCTGAAAAAGTTAATTCTAATAATTTTGTAAATTTATCACTAAATTTACCATATAAAGCATCATTCATTGCAATAAAACTACCCATTGTTTCAGCAGCACTCCATTTTGTACAATCACCATTCACATACATGATTTTATATTCACCATCTCTAGCTGTTTGAATTGCTGTATCAAGCATTCTTTGTATCGAGATTAGTTTATTATCACCAGGAATTGAAATAGCTTCTTCAGGTGTTATCTTTGATAAAGCTTCATATGTTTTTTCAACTTGTCTTGCTAAAGCTTTTGCACCAATGTTAACCACATAAAATTCTCTCTTTGCACCATATTGACTCTTTATGCAAATATCAGCCTCAATAATTGCTTTTTGTTCTTTTAATAAAATAATTGCCAAATCATTTACAGTTTCACATTCCGGGTATTTTTCAAGTATTTCAATTATTGTTTCCCAAACTTTTTGTCTTGTTTTTGTTTTATAATATTTTGATTCTGAATTTAATTTGTATTTCTTTAACCCTTCTTCAATTTCTTTAATATTAAAATCTTTAACATTTTCATCATTTTGTTCTTTTTCTTTTTCTTTTATGTTATTAATATATGCAACAAGTTTTTTCATTTGTTTTTTCTTATATGATTTTGACATTGGTTGCTCAACTATATTTCTTTCTATAGAATGAATGATTGCTTTTGTGCTAACAATGTTTGAAACAGGTTCTGTCAAAACCTCATTCTCAATTTTTTGATAATTTGGTTTTATCATACTTAGTGTGTGGTTTGTTGATTTGTTTACAATTGTATGTGAAAACCCAATAATCCCATCATCTTCTAGATATTCTATTAAATCATCAACATTGTGGATATTACCATACTTATACTCATTCTTTGTATTATTAAACTTATTTTGAAAATCTATTATGGTTCTTAAGGCATTTACTTGTTCATGAAACATTGAAGATGGTTCTTTCATTGTATGAACATAGATAAAAGCTTCATCTAGTATTTCATGAATATTTTTAACAACATAATTACCCCATAGTGATGGTAAATTGACTGAACCACCTAAGCTAGATCTTGTTCTTCCTAATAAATCATATTCTATTGGTTTCCATAAAATTGCATTTGGACCCAACAT